AGAGGTATAACCACCCATACCATACGCATTCTTATGGCAACGATAGACGCTACCACTTGAACCATGGAACAGATAAGTCTGCCCACATTCTTCAATCTTAGTTACACCGCTGTTCAGCTTCCAGCTATCGCCAGAGGTATAACCACCATAAAATGTAGCAAGAATCTTATAGACGTCTTGCCCATTATGGTTAAACTTCAACATGACCCAACGGTCAGGATTATATTCACGCATCGTTTTTACCTTTACAATTACAAGGTCTACGACCTTGCATACAATCACCAGAGCATGAATCTTTCGTCAGCCATCTATAAATTGACCTAATCAGATTAATCATCTTCACTCCGATAATTCTTCATTCTCTCTTGGTGTTCATCTTCGTGCTTATCGCACAGGGTACGAATCCAACCACCTTGGCGTTGACGGCCAACCTCGCCGCAAGTTTCGCAAGTACGGTTAGCCCAAGTCTCAGCCATTGTTTCTAGACCACTACAATAATCATCGCCACCTTCATAATAGAAACGGAGTCCACCAAACTTCTCTTTGATCTGGTGAATTTCAATATGTGGTACATACTCGGTTGGAATAAACTCTCCAGCTTGGATATACTCATCAGCTCGTTCAATATCCCATTCAGTCGGTTGTTTATCGTTTCGAACAATAACCTTTAGAACTGCGCCGCGACCTTTCTTAATAGCTCGGTTCAAACGAAGATCCTGTGCGCGACGATGACGTTTCCAACTGATATGTGATTCCATTTGTTGGACGAGCAGTGATACAATATGATACCAACCTTCGTTGATGGAGATTCCACAATACACGTTACGCATTGCTCGTGGATAGATTTCTTCTAGACGCTTAATGAAAGCATCATACTTTTCAACTTCAGTCATAATTACTCCGCATACCAAATTTCATCAAACCCTTCTTCTAAAGAAGGTGGCTCAGCTTCTAATTGAGAAGCCATCTTAGATACAACGTCCCAAGGAACATTCTTTCCTGGGCGAGAAGCCAAACGCTTCTGCAACTCAGCAGTCGCTGGCGTCTTAAACACAACTGCGATTTTGTAATACTCAGGCAACATGCGCAATTTCTTAGCACGTGTTTCTATTGTAGTTGAAGTTTGATCCCAAATCAAATCTTTTTTGTTCGCTTGACAAATTGCAACTTGGTTAGCCATCAACTTCACAGCGATAGGCATATACTCTTGGAAAACTTCAGAGTATGTTTTACCTTCTTGTTCTGCATAAGCATCCACGAATCGGTCGGTGGATACAATAGGCATATCTTTCGCCCACTTCTGATTAGCCACCCAAGTGGACTTACCAGAACCAGGAACACCAACCAACACGTACATCTTATTCATTTTACACCTTCAAAAACTTTCTAACCAATTTATCTTTAATCATATCTGGAACACTTGTATATGGGTATTCCAATTCAAAGGGGCAGCTGCCCACAATCTTCCAATCATTATGAACAAGGAAGTGTTTATAGATCTCCACATCTTCCTTGTTGTTCATATCGAATTTACGACGTTCATTTAATTTGAGTGCTGGCATCCGCTTCATCCTTATCAAAACGAATTTCTAAAACGATAGGCAAGAACAAAGATTCCTCACCTGCTCGGTTACTAATACGCATATTGTACTTGACCGCTGCTACCTTACCGATGATTTCTTCACCAAGGGACTTACGTTGAGCGTCAGTAAAACCTGAACCAACAGAAACCTTAATTACACCATCAGAAGATTCACATTGAATAGCACCGAGCATACCAGCATACTTGCCAGTGCCTTCTTCGATGCCAACAATCTTTAGATCACATTCAAGTTCACCCTTGAATTTAATCTGAGTCTTAGAACGTTTGTTTTCCCAGATACCAGCCTTATCTTTCAGGATGATACCTTCTTCACCACGTTGCAGCATTTCTTCGAACATTGCCTTAGCAGTTTCATAGTCGTCAACTTCCCAGCTTTGTACAGTTGAAACCTTTTCAGGTTCAATCTTATTGATCAGGCTGTTCAGTGTTTCAAATCGTTTACCATATGGGGTGTTACATTGACCGTCTTGAAAGTACAAGAAAGGAATAACGTCCCAAACAGTGGCACGAACCAGCGAGGCTTCGCCAGCAGAGATTGTACCCTTGTTGGCTTTGTTCAAGATCCCGTTACCAGTCTGGCGATCCAAGATCCCAGTAGCACTAGTGACAAGCAACTCACCATCAAAGACGCAGTCAACGTCGCCAGCAAGAGCGATAAAGTCAGCGTCGAGATTTCCCAACAGTTGGATTTCTTTTCCATTTCGGCTCCGATATTCTACCTTACCATCTCTGACGATTGCGTTGAAGCGCATCCCGTCCATCTTTAGTTGAACCAGTGCTGGGAACTTTACCTTGTCCACCAACTTTTGTTCGAACTGGCTGCACAACATTACTGGATATTCGTGCACCAAGCCAGTCCACACTGCGTTTGCGGTTGATACTTGTACTCCACATTTTAGATCCTTTTGAATAATTCGTTCGATAACTTTAGCGTCTTGTTCGTTCAAAACCTCAAGCATACCTTTAAGGTGAGCAATGGCAGCATTACCAGTCACTTGACGTGACGAAAGATCATATAATGAGTCAAGGGCAAACGCCAAGTCGATACCACTTACTGGGTTCGGAGTGTACTTTGGAATCTTACGAATGTAAAATTGAGTGAATGGATCAAGGGCTAGACGTACAACTTCACGGAGAAGTTTGTTATTGCGGTTAGCTTCTAACTGCTCAATCTTGTAGTTACGAGAAGCATTAGCAGCAAGTTGTTCAAAGAAAGCATTCAAATTCATTTTATATCCTTAATTCCAGATTGGAGCACTTTGAAGGTACGATAGCGTCGGTCAATACGCAACGGAGTCTTCAACATAACAAAGTCTTGCGGATTATGCCACTTGAAGTAGGCATAGATCTTGTCCATACTATCGCTCGTGAGATAGGTATGGTTGGGTTGACGGGATACGTCTTTCCAAACAGTGGTTTCTTTTATCAGCTTCATACATTAATTATACCCTATTTCTGAATTAAAGTAAAGCGATTTTTGATGTAAAAAACCACCCGAGAGGGTGGTTTAGAGGGCTTTAGAGGGCTTATCGGAGTCCAGCTAGGGCACTGGCTGATACGACTTCTATTCCGCTCCCAAAGATCCGATTATACTCGTTAATCATACTTTGCTCAGGGGTGGCTTCGGAAGCGATTGCGCTCTTGTAAAGTTTTACATTACCATCAGCATATGGCATATATGGGGCAATCCCTACACCCATTTGTCCATTTTGCGTCGGTTGTAACATAATATTGGCTGGATTCTTTAATTCAAAATGATCGTGATATACATTATGAATCTCGGAAATTAATTCTTCACCGTTAATCAATTTAAATACTTTTACGTTGCTCATACTATTCCTCAATAATTAATTTGTCAATAAAATCTGCGGCTTCATCATGATGTTTAAAATGTTTAATTATAATTTGTTCAGTAGCATAATAATTCTGAGCAATTAATAAAACATGTTTTGTTTTAAACACAGATATCTTCAATACCCAATCCCCACGACGAACCGTGACAAAGGATAATAGATTTGGTGATACTCTTGCTTTCATCATACCTTTATTTAGGTATGAGATTGTCTATTCCAGTAAAAGTCAAATAAACGATAACTGTTTTTATAGTACATATCATACATGGCAATTCTGTCCATGTATTTGTCTTCGAAGAATGTTATTGGTGTTGGTGGTTCTATTTCAACGTTAGCGTCTGTATCACCACAACAACTAACAACAGTCATCTCGTTCTTTCTGGCGATGTGGCGCATTGCAGCATTTTCTGTCAGGCAGTGCATGAATACGTTGGTAATGCCTTTGGTGCGTAACCAAGTAACTGCTCTGTCAAACATTTGCTGCGCTAAACCTTCACCACGAAAGTCTTCATCAACACAACAACCTAACTCAGCTTCACCATTGATAATAGCAACGTGACAAGTCGCTACAAGGTGACCATCAATATGATCGACTCCAAACCATTTTGAATCTTGTTCAAAAGATTTTTCAACATAGTTCTTGATATAGTCGTCGTTACAAAGCATTCCAAAACGAAGTCTACGATCTTCATTCTGGAGAGTGATAAGGTTGTTTATGATGCGGTGTTTATCTACTGATGTTAATTTTCTTACTAACATAATTGATAAGGGGAGTTTCCTCCCCTACCTCTTAGTCGTTCAAGAATTGCTTACCGCCACGTTCTTTGACTGCGACTTTCTTAGCTTTCTTTTCTTCAGGGATCATACGCTCAAGAGCGATCTTAAGCATACCGTTGAAGATTTCAGCGTCCTTAACTTCCACTTGGTCGTTAAGTGCGAAAGTACGAGTGAAAGCACGAGCAGCAATACCCTTGAACAAGAAGTTATCTTCAGGTTCAGTAGAATTAACATTACCCTTAACAACTAGCTTACCACCGTCGATCTCGATGTCTAGGTCAGTCTGACCGAAGCCAGCGACAGCCATCTCAATGACGTAGTGAGTGTCATCAATTTTCTTGATGTTGTATGGGGGATAGTTAGGGATATTCTTAGTGATGTCGTCGTGAAGTTTTTGCATCTTCACGAGTTGGTCGTCGAAACCAACGAAGAACTTGTCGAAGTCCTTGAATACATCTTGGCTGAAGAATGAAGGGATGAATTGCTTATTTGTCATGTTTTCTCCTATTAAGCGAGTTAAATTAAAATTCTCTACCCCGAAGGCATAGAGGTTCCTGCTTACTTTATACAGGGATTACTAACGTGAATCAGTGAAATCTCACGGCATTTGTATCGCTTATGCTGGCGGACGCCCTCAACGTAACGTCAAACGTTCCCAAGGTAGTGGGACAAATAAGTGGCTGTTTTGTATACCGTTAGCACAGCCATCACGGTCTTCCCATCCCGATGGGACAAAAATATTTATATCAGTTTAAGCCGCAGGACGGACTTTTTTACCAATATTATACTTAGCCACTAGATTCCACTCGTTCTTCTCTTTGAAGGCAACGACTTTAATCTGGGATAGTGATGCTTTCTGCTCTGCTTTACTGGTGTTCACTATTTTTAATAGATCCCAATCCTGAAGCAGCCCAGCGATAGCATTTCTGCGTTCAATATCACCTGAAGTGATATTAGAATCCTTACCATCTAAGGCAAAGAGTTCTTTGAAGTGTACAATAAAATAACGACCTTGCTTATGTAAGATATGGCAAGATTGATACAATGTGTTGTCTTTCTTGGAAGCGATACCAATACGAGTAAGTGTCTCACGAACCTTCAAGAAGTTATCTGGTTCAGCAAGAGTTACCTCTAGCATAGAATCGGGTGTCCAGTCATAGTAAATCATTTCTGACATTATTTTCCACCTTTATTTAATTTTTGTTTTATTTC